TATTATATAATTATATATAAATAATACCTAACTATTAATCATATAATTAATGCTAATAAATCACTTATATATTTAATTAAAAATAATCCAATTAACATCTATACATTTAAGCTAATTAGGTGTATAATAGACACATATTAATTAATCACAAGATATTCAATAAACACATCAGAGAATCAGCTAGTCGGCTGAATAAATTCCAAAAAAATTTCAAAAAATAAAAAAGAGTTAGGAGTTATAAATGCAGGGTAATGAATATCAAAAATTGGCTATGCGTACTAACGATAAAATGGCTCATCATAGATTAAGTACTGAATTAACTGGTAAGCTTCCACTTAGTCCTTTAGCAGAAAGCAATGCTAAGTGTAGCAACATAAATGACATAGCAGGACTTCTTAATGGTGTCTTAGGCTTAACTGGTGAAGCTGGAGAAGTATCAGACCTTGTTAAAAAGGGTATATTCCACGAAAAGGGAATAGACTTAGAACATCTTAAGAAAGAGTGCGGCGATGTAATGTGGTACGTTGCTATGATTTGCGAAGCTTGCGGATTCAGCCTTGATGATGTAATGCAGACAAACATAGATAAGCTTATAGCACGTTATCCATATGGCTTTGATTCTTACAGAGCTAATCATAGGCAGGCAGGTGATGTCTAATGCTTAAGCCGGAGGAAGATTGCTGTAATTGTTTGTATAAATTTAAAATGTGGTTTGAAATGCCTTGCAAAAATTGTAATGGTAACCCAGACACACATCCTAACGGCACAGATAACTTTGTAGAACAGATTGATAGCACAAATGATATTGCAGCACTCTTTGAAGATAAAGAGTAACTTAATTGCCCCTTAGCCAAGCGGTCAAGGCATAAGATTTTGATTCTTACATCATCAGTTCGATTCTGATAGGGGTAGTTTACAAGTGTTTAATTACACTTGTATCTTCACAGGACTTATTGACTTACCAACATTAAGTCCTCCTTTCTCCTCATAGCAAGAGCTGTTAAGGACCGTCAGAAAGTCCGTGAGGTTTTGCGTATTATAAATACGCAAATAAAATTAAGTTATACCTATAGCGCAGCAGTTATCTGTATGGATAGACAGCGAGCGAAGCTACTTTCTTTGAGCCCAACTGCACGGGTAGAATGACATCCAAGCTTTGCCACGACCTGTTATAGGCGTCATAGCCTATACTGCTATTAAGACTAGCATTGTTTTTCAGTATCAACTATCCACCTTAATCGAAACATTTTCACAATGCTAGTCTTTTAAAACGATATGGAGAAGCGGCAACGATTGGCGGTGTTGCGGCAGACTGTAAATCTGTTCCCAAGTGGTAAACAATAGAGGTTCGATTCCTCTCTTCCCCATTGGCGATGTTGCCAGTACACCCCTAGTGCGTTTATTAGAGAAATGCAGGTGCTAATCAATATACCGGTTAAACTTAGTACAGGGAACTGGATTGAGCCGCTTGCGGCTGACTAAAAAATCCTTGGGCGGTGATAACCAAGTAAAAAACCACCAATATGGTGAAATAGCCAAATGGTAAGGCAACAGACTACAAATTTGCAATTGTCAGTTCGATTCTGACTTTCACCTTTACAACAAACTAGCTTGACGAAGCGAAAAGCACTTCCGCTGTGCCTGTTTGTTGTTTTTATTAATTAAGCGGAGTATATATCGTAGGCATACATAAATAATATCAAGCGGAGGTATTCGATTATGGCAACAATTAGAGTGCATAAAACAAAAAATTACACAGTTATGAGTAATACTCATTTAAGAGATAAAGAGTTGAGCTTGAAAGCAAAAGGACTATTGTCTGTAATGCTTTCATTACCCGATAATTGGGATTATTCAATAGCCGGATTAGTTGCAATATGCAAAGAGAACGAAACAGCCGTTAAATCGGCTTTAAATGAATTAAAAGATAATAATTATGTTGTGGTTACTAAAGAAAACCCGACAAAAAGTAATGGTGGAAGAATAAAGTACACTTACGAGGTTTACGAAGAACCATATAAACAGAAAATAGAAAAACAAGATACAGAAAATCTAGGGGTTGAATGTCAACAGGTAGAAAACCACGGACAATTAAATACTAATGAATTAAGTACTGATGAATTAAATATTAATATACAAAATACTAATGAATTAAATACTAAAAGTAATTCTCTTAACAGAGAACAATGCAATTCTTTTTTACCCAAAGATAAAAAAGCGAAAGAGTTTAAGCCGATAAGCGAATACTCTCAAAGTGATTGGGAAGTTGCCGAAGAAAGAATGATAAGCAGAGCTGGCAAGATAGCTTATGATTGGACTAACGATAAAACGCTCAAAGAAAATACAGAAGCATTCTTTAAATACTTTTTAGATAAACACGGAGAATGTACCGGAGAATATCACTACCCATTAACAGATAAGGTTTTATCAAGAGTAGTAGATAATTTAACAAAAGAAACCGACATAGAGCGTGACGGATATACAGATACCTATTATGCGGCTATAAGTGATATGGACGATAATACAGACTACAAGATGTTGGTTGATGAATATTTCAACACAAAGTTTTCAACACAATGTGATTACAGCTTAGTTCACTTTTCTTCTGAAAAGGTTTTAATTAACATTATGAATCACGCTTGTAAGAGTAGCTGGTGCGAAAGCAAAGAATGGTAAGGAGTGATTATTATGGCAGCAGGCGTACACCCACTAAACAAAGATAAGTTTTATGAAGCGATAAACCTATACATATCAGGGCAGGTTTCACAGGTAAAAGCGGCAAAAGTAGCAGGTTGTAGCGTACCGACATTTAAGAAATATGCTAACAAGATTTATGGCGGCGAAGAGTTGCCAAATAATTTATGGGGGAAGAAGTGATATGTGTGAATTTTGCAATGGTAAAAAGAAGAAGATTGAAAATGGCTATACATATGGCAGAGCATATATAGAATCAACTAATTATGGCTATTGTTATAAACTTTGTTATGACAACAGCGGTGAAGAATATGGAGAGGGAGAGTTTGAAATCAATTATTGCCCTATCTGCGGCAGAAAGTTGGTGGAATGATGGCAGAACCTTTAAGTAAATTAGCAGAAAAATGTAAAAGTTGCCCTGAATCTGAAAAATGCGACCATAAAAGAATGGAGTTATGCGCTTTAGCAGATTTGCCACCACAAAATCTTGCAAGCACTACACAAGGCATTTTGATAGACAATATGTCGCCTATATTGAGGGAAGAAATAAAAAGCCCTTTAAGTCCATTTAGGTACAAAGACGAATTAGAAAAAGCACTAAATGATTTGCATTTTGGAAATATGTTTATGTATGGTGCTTAGAAAGTTGGTGGAATATGATTACGCAGAAAGATGTTCATAACAATATAGTTGTAAATGCAAGCGATTGGCAGAAAAGCTATTTGTCGTTTCAATGTGGTGGAAATGTTGAAAAAGATAAAGGAAGTTGAACAGACAATGGCTAATATGATTAACGGCATTAGCAAGGCACTTAAAAATAGTGGAACAGATTATTTGAATAAACTTGATTTGTAAGCGAGGGATTTTATGAAACACAAAAAAGAATGGCACACTTGCGACAGGTGCGGAAAAGAGATAAAAGTAGGGCTGTTGTGTATGAACTCAATTACAAGGAGTGGCATATTAAATATGACTTACGATTTATGTAATGAATGTATGGAAGATTTTGAGAGGTTTATGAGGAATGAAAACATTGATTGTAGATGATTTAGACATTCCACCAAGCACTATTGCAAGTGCTATTGTCAATAGAGTCCCACTTAATGAAGATAAAAACTGCCACATTGAACATTGGAGTACCAGATGGAGAATTGAAAAGGATGGAAAACGTACTTGTCTGGAAGTTAAGAAATTAAAATAAACAATTACCGACTACAGATTGATTGTAGCTGCTGACCTTAGAAAGCTAAAGGCTGATAAAACATATAAAAGGAGATGGAACTTATGAAACAGTTATTTGCAAGCGTGCCGATGAAAGGCAGAACAGAGGAAGAAATCAAAGCAAGTATTCAGAAGATGAAAAAGGTAGCAGAGATATACGAGGGTGAGGAATTAGAGCTTATCGACAGCTACATTGAGGATAACCCACCTAAAGACAGCAAAGAAGCTGTATGGTATTTAGGTGAAAGCCTTAAGAAGCTGGCACAGGCTGATGTGTTCATAGGAATTGCGGAGAACTATGATTGGAGTGGCTGCTGCATTGAAAGGGAAACAGCAGAAAGATATGGCATTAAAGCATATATGATTCCAGCAAGATATGTAATTGATGATTATAATGCACTTGTGCAGAAATTACATCCGGCTGTCCGTGACGTATTATTCTAACAAAATTTTACCGGCTAACAAATAGAGTTAGTTGCTACCCTAAAACAGTTATAGGCAGAGGTCTATAAGCACCTTTGCTGAAAAGTGGAGGTGCTTTTCTTGAATTCTGAATTAAATCAACTGATAGATGATTGCGAAAAATACATATCCCAAAATGGAATAGATGAAAACATCATAGAAACCTACTACAACGTGTGCCAGCTTGCCAAGAATGAGAGTGAAATTGACACAATGTTAAAATGTACGGCTAGGGCAAAAGAACTCATAGAAAAGGCTTGTATGCGGGATATAGGGCTATCTATGTGGGAGATAGAGAAGTTTGTCTTTAACAATAAAAGTTCCTTTGATTTGCTTGATAAATACTATGATGTGTTACTGCTTGAAGCCCAAAGCAAAATAGTAGATAGTGCATTTATGTATCTTGAAAAGAAAAGAGAACCTAAAGAGCGCTTCTATATGCCACGCCGCAAACAATTCTTAAGAATGGGGCTAATAGAAGCCTTGCAGGGTATGATTGATGATAAATACGATATATTGTGCGTATCATTAATACCTGGAGCGGGAAAGACAACTATCGAAAAGATGTTTAACGCTTTAGTAGCTGGCTGGTTTCCTAATGATTTTTGCCTTTTCTATTCCCATTCTGGCGATATTACACGAATGTACTACGATGGTGTATACGATATTGTTACAAATGCTGATGAATATGCGTGGAACGAAATTTTTCCTAACCTTACAGTTACAAGCACTAACGCAAAGTTAGAACAGTTCAACATAGGCAAATATAAGCCATTTCAAAGCGTACAATGTACATCTGTCGGCAGTAAAAATGCTGGTAAGGTTCGTGCAAGTAAATTTTTGCTTGTAGATGATATGATAGGTGGCATTGAAGAAGCACTTAACCCTATGGTACTTGATAAGCTGTGGGATAAATATGCGGTAGACGCTAGGCAAAGAAAAATCCAAGATACAGACGGACATAACTGCAAAGAAATACATATTGCTACACGTTGGAGCGTACATGATGTTATCGGAAGAATACAGAATATGTACGCAGGGAATAAAAGAGTTAAGACTATTGCTGTACCAGATGTTGATCCAGTAACAGGCGAGAGTAATTTTGATTATGAGTATAGCGGATTCACAAAAGAGTTTTTTGCTGACCAACAGCTTTTGATGGATGAAATCTCTTACAGGTGCTTATACAAACAGGAACCTATTGAACGTGAGGGATTACTATTCCCAGATGATAAAATCCGCAGATACCTTAATCTGCCACACGGAGAACCAGAGATTATCACAGCACAATGCGATACTAAGGGAAAAGGAACAGACTATTTCGTATTACCTGTATTACAGAAACACGGAGAAGATTATTACTGCATTGATTGCGTATGCGATAACACAGCAGATTACGAAGAACAATACAGAAATGCCGCAGGAGTGCTTGTAAATAATAAAGTGCAAGAGTGCGAATTTGAGCGTAATGCCGGCGGCGACAGAGTGGCAATGGAAGTTAATAAGAGAGTTGAGAGTGTAGGCTGGATATGTAATATTACTGATACACCGACCGAAACGAATAAGGAAGCAAGGATATTCCAATGTTCTAACTGGATATTACAACATATTATTTTTAAAGACGCATCACTTTATAAGCCTAATGAGCCATACGGAGTGATGATGTCACTGTTAAAGCAATATTCGGTATCAGGCAAAAAACAATTAGATGATGTTCCAGATGTTTTCTCAAACTTTGCATTAAGAATGACAAAAGGAAATAGAATAAAAAAGACAGTAATTATGTCAAGTCCGATATAAGAGGAGGGTTTATATGACAACTAAGGATTATCTTAATCAGATAAGCTATTACAACAAGATAATTGATAATAAATTGATAGAAATAACACAGTATAAAGAATTATCATATAGCATTTCAGAGATTGTTAATGAAGAAAGAGTCATGTCATCATCGGATCCGGACAAAACAGGCTGCGGATATGTCAGACTTGAACAAATGGAAGAAAGCCTTGATAAGCTTATAGATAAATACATTGATGTAAAGAACAAAATAATAGAGCAGATAGAGCAGATAAACAACGAAGATTATTACACAGTATTGTTTCTAAGATATGTCAGAAAGTTTACATTTGAAAAAATTGCAAATGAAACAGGCTGGTGCTGGAGACAGGTACACAGAATACACGCTAAAGCACTACAAGCCTTTGAAGATAAATATGGGAGTGAATATCTGTAAAAGATGTCATAGAATGTCACATTGCCGGTGTGGTATAGTATATCTGTAAGAAGTCACAAAGATGTTTCTTCATAAACACATCCTTATCGGAAGCACCGTTGCTTAATTGCGGCGGTGCTTTTGTTATGCAATGAGGTAGAGATATGAATTTTTATATGAATAAAGATAAGTCAATTATGTGTCCGAATTGCCATAAGTTTTTGACTAAGGCAGACAGCAAAGACCCACGAACACATAAGTTAGCGTGCAAGCATTGCCGTAAATGGATATGGTATGTGCCTAACGATGATGATAATTTTCAAATTAAAGAAATACCGGACAGCAGAAGTTCAAGCGGTATGACATTTTATTAGAGGTGTAGATAATGCAAACAGGAAGAATTGCTATTTATACAGGTGCAAAAGAAATAACATCTGACAACATAATACCAATTTTGCGTGAAGCAATTTTGGAACATGATATTAATTCCAACAGAATACAGTTTCTTCTTGATTATGACGCAGGAATACAGCCAATAGTTAGGAAGAATCCAAAGACTTACAGGCCAGACATTGACTGTGAGTGTTGTGATAATGTGGCTAACGAGGTCACAGAGTTTAATTTAGGTTTTAAGTGGGGAAATCCTATAACGCTAGTTCAAAATGGCGACAATGAGGATTCTAACCTTACAAAAGCTATAGCGGAATTAAACAGTTGCTACGAATCGCAGAACGCAAGGCAGAAACAACAGGAACTTGCGAGATATGTCGAAATAGGCGGTATTGGATATGTCCTCATTGATGTGAATACAGAATACGAGGATGGGGAAAGCTATTTCACATATAATGTATTAGACCCGAGAACAACATTTGTTGTAAGGTCAACCGCCTACAACGACAAGAGAGTTGTTCTTGCTGGGACATATATAAAAGATAAGCACAGCGGTACAAGATATTACACCTGTTTTACAAAAGATATTCGCTATGAAATTACCGACGGAATAAAAATCACTAACGGACCAGAAAAAGGAAAAACAAAATGGGGATTTTTAGAGAGAAGTGGGGAAGAGAACCCGTTACATAAAATCCCTATTATTGAATACACAAGGTCATTCGACAGAATGGGCTGTTTTGAACGGCAAATATCTGAAATGGATAACTTAAACTTGCTTATTTCAGACTTTACTAACGATGTTGAACAGAACACGCAGGCGGTATGGCACACAAATGATGTTGATTTCCCGGTTGAACAGGAAACAACAGTTGATAAAGATGGAACACCACATATCACTGAAAAAGTAAGAAAGCCAAAATCTGGAGAATGGATGCAGACCTATACATCAGCAGATGGTAAAACTCCAATAGTTGAGCCACTTGCAATTAATTACGATTACACAGGTATGCTTAATAATATCCAATCAAGGCGACAGATAATCTTGCAGAAATGCAATGTGCCACAACGAAATGATAACAGTGGTGGTAGTACAGGAGTTGCAATGTCAGACGCAACAGGTTGGTCACAGGCTGAAACAGCGGCGGCAAAACAGCAATTAATTACAGATGGCTGCAAAATGGAAGAGATAAAAGTTGTTCTTACAGCTATCAAGCTATCAAACAATGTTAACAGTAGCAATCCATTACTTAAATTAAGGGCAAGAGATGTAAAGCCTAACATTAAGCGACAAAAAACTTATGAAATGTCAACCAAGGTTAATGCTATGGCAACATTGATAAGCCACGGATTTAGCCTTAAAGATACAGTTGATGCAATTCCATTCTTTGATGACCCTAACGATGTTGTAGCGAGAAGCGGAAAGATGGTTAAGGCATATCAAGACAGTATAATCAACAAAGATACACAGAACCAAGCAGAGGGTGGAGATGGAGAACAGCCACCTAATAAAGACCGCACAATGCAAGACTTATCAGACCAGACAGAAAATAGTCCGGTTATAGATAAGAGCAGAACAGATAAATAATTGATATTGAGCCACAGGGTAGAAAATGCCTTGTGGCTTTTTATATGCCCTAGAGAAAGGGCAATACAAATATCGCAAGAAGTTGAGAGAACAACAAAAAACGCAGAAAGCAGAGGTAAAGAAATTATGGCAGATGTAACTAACACAACAACAGAACCAACAACTAATAATGAGCCACAGAACGAAGAACAGACACCTAGCGTAGAAGAACTTATGGCACAGCTTGCTAGTGAAAGAGCTGAAAAAGAGAAGTATAAGAACGCTTCCGATAAAGCCAGTTCAGAAGCAGCTAAGTACAAGAAAGAACTTCGTTCAAAGCAGACAGCAGAAGAACAGGAAGCGGAAGCAAAGGCAGAAGCTGAAAAATTGCAGGCTGAAAAGTTCGAGAACATGAGCAAAGAGCTTAATCATATGAAAGCTGTCAATGCTTATCAGAAAGTTATAGGCGATGGAAAGGATATTGATTCTTTGATTGAGGCGGTTGCAGACGCAGATCATAGCCTTATAGCAACTGTAATTGCCAATGAAGTGCAAAGACAGGTTAAAGAAGCTAAGGCAGAGTGGCTTAAATCAAGACCGGCTATTAATGCAGGCAGTGGAGAAGAAAGCACGATAACACAGGAACAGTTCAACAAGATGAATTACCACGAAAGAGTGGAGTTCAAAAATAAGAATCCAGAACTTTATAAGAAGTTCACAGAGTAGAAAACGGAGGTAAATAAACTATGCCACAGACTAAGTTAGCAAATTTAGTAGATCCACAGGTAATGGCTGATATGGTATCAGCTAAGTTGCCAAAGAAGATTAAGTTCTCACCTATTGCAAGAGTTGATACAACACTTGTAGGCAGACCAGGAAGCACAATCGTTGTGCCAAAGTATGCTTATATTGGTGACGCAGAAGATGTAGCAGAAGGTGTTGCTATGGGTACAACAGTACTTACAACATCTACAACAGAAGCAAAGGTTAAGAAAGCAGGTAAGGCAGTAGAACTTACAGACGAATCAGTGTTATCTGGTTATGGCGACCCACTTGGTACAGCTATCAATCAGATTGCTATGTCAATCGCTGCAAAGGTTGATAATGACAGCTATGACGCACTTTGCACAGCACCTATTGATTACGATGGAACAGCAGCACCTATCAGCTATTCAGCAGTTGTAGCGGCTAATAGCAAGTTTGATGATGAATCTGATTCATCACTTACAAAGATATTATTCATTAATCCAGCGCAGGAAGCCACATTGCTTAATGACGATGATTTCAAGAGCAATGACAAGTACCCACTTAATGTAATTATGAATGGAACTATCGGTTCTATTGCGGGAGCGCAGGTTGTTAAGTCAAAGAAAGTTAAGTTAGTTAAGTATGAGCTTGATGATTCAACAGGAACAATCAATGTTGTAGCTGATACAACAAGCGAGGATGCAACGAATGTTCATCTTGACACAGCACTTGCACATACGCTTAAGCCAAAGGACAAGGAAATCAAGGTAGGTAGCAAGTTAAAGGCTGTTACAACAGAGTTCTACGCTTGTCCTATTGTTATTGTATCAGCAGAAGACCCTAACGAGGACACAGGTGCAGATGGCGTATCAGAGGAAGAGAACGCACTTACAATCTATATGAAGAGAAGCGTTGAGATTGAATCGGACAGAGATATTCTTGCAAAGACAACTGTTATCTCTGGCGATGAACACTATACAGCAGTCTTAAGCAACGATTCAAAGGTTGTTCTTGCTAAGTTCGGAAAGTAAGAGGTGTTTATATGTTATTAAGACGACATAAAATCAACGCCGCAAAGCAGAGCGAAGAAGTAACAGCAGATAATGTAAGACAGGAAGCTGTTTATGGAGATGAGCTTAAATATGAGGAAGAGCAGGACAAGTTCCCTGCTCAACCTACAAGCGATTACACAAAGACAGCTATTAAGCGTATGCCAACAGCGGACTTGCAGACACTTGCCTTAGAACAAGGTATTGAGAACGCAATGGAGCTTACAGGAGCAGAACTTAAAGAACTGTTAATTGAGAAATTAGAGTTATAACAGGAGTTGGGTTATGGAAATGACAGTATTAGAACATGTGGCTATTAGCCACGATTATGCACATAAAGAAAAAATTGAAAATGATGATGGAACAAGTTCTGATATTGTTGTTTTTGATAAAGATACAACCAAGTTAGAACTTGTCATTGAGAGAGATAAAAAAGAGTGTATTAATCAAAGACACTATAAAAATTACACAGAAGAAATGATTGAAAAAGACTTCAAAGAATTTGAGTTTGTTTTAATTGAGCTGGTTGACTATGACTTAGAACAAAATGGAGCTTCTTTTTCAGAGAAAGTTTCTGAAAATGGCATAACAAGGGAATGGATTAAAAGGGAAAGTATTTTAAAAAAAATACCCACTCTTTGCCATATAACATAATATCCAGCCTAAATGGCATTACAGAAAGTTAAAGAAGATTGTGCGTTACCAATACGGTAGCAGGCGGCACACATTAAGGGTGGTGGGCGGTGTGCCATTATTAATTATGAAAGGCGGTATATCAATGCCAATAGCAGTAATTATAAGCATTATTTCAGTTGCTTTTTCCGTCTTTTTCGGACTGTTTACGTTGGGATTTAATCTTAAGAACAACAAAAAGTCTGACAATGCAGAACTTACAGAGCGTGTAAAGGAAAATACACGCATAAATATGAAACTTGACACAATATCAAGCAATACAACAGAGATAAAGAATGAAGTTACAGAAATGAGAAAAGAACTTAATTCTCACGATAACAGGATTATTAAGGTTGAGGAAAGTGTAAAGTCGGCACACCACCGAATAGACGGATTGGAAGCACGACTTAATGAAGATAAGGAGGTATAGCAGAATGGATATAACATCAGTATCAACAGTAGTTGCAATCGTTGTAATAACATATCTGATAGGCTTAGGAGCTAAGGCAATTCCACACATTAAGGATAATTACATTCCTATAATTGTAGGCATTGCAGGCGGTATCTTAGGCGTTATAGGTATGTATGTAATACCGGACTTTCCGGCAAACGATATTCTTAATGCAATTGCAGTAGGAATTGTGTCCGGATTATCAAGCACAGGCGTAAATCAGATTTACAAGCAGGTAAAGAACAATGCTTGACATTAATAAACAGGCTATGAAGTATTCGCTTCAAGGACAGACAGTAACTATTTACGAAAGAGACGATGACGGCAATATTCTTTATGAGGGATATACCGACACAGAGGGCAACTTCATTCCTTATCTTGATGATGAGGGAAATAAAATTCCCAAAGTCCTTGAAGAAAAAACAGGTTTTGCAGAGCCAGTCGATTTCAAAGCAAATATAGCTTTCAGCGGCGGAGAAGCACAGAGCAAGGAATACGGCTTTGATACCGCTGATTTTGACGCTATTTTGCTGACAGATAGGAATACACTACCTGTTCAAAAGGGCGACCTTATCTGGCTTGATAGCAAGCCTACATACACATCTGACAGCCTTGTTGACGAAACATCAGCAGACTTCACGATTGTAGGCATTAAGCCAGCATTGTATTCAACTAAGTATATGCTCAAAGCCGTTGTAAAGTAGGTGCGTTATGGCAAGACATACAATTAATATATCCTTGTCTGAAAAGTCCGCAAATGAAGCTATCAGACAGTTACAACAGTATAAGCAGAGTTTACAGTATAAATGTGAATTGCTTGTTGAACGATTAGCAGAATTAGGCGACAAAGCGGCAATTATGAGTGTTAACGAAAGTCCATTAGGTAGGACAGTAACATTGAGAGTTGACAGAAAGCCTATTCAAGATGGCTACCAAGCTATTTTAATTGCTACCGGTAAAACTGTTGAAGTAGAAGATAGAGAGCCATTTTACACGCTGTTAGCGATTGAATTTGGCGCAGGCATTTATTACAACAGTGGCAACGAGAACCCAAAGGCTAATGATTTCGGCTTGGGCGTAGGAACATATCCAGGACAAATCCACGCATTCAGCGACGGCTGGTACTACTTAGGTAATGATAATCAATGGCACTACACGCACGGCGTTAAAGCTACAATGCCTATGTACAACGCCACAATGGAGATTATTAATCAGTATAAGCAGATAGCAAGAGAGGTGTTTAGTTAATGGCAAATGCAAACGATTGGGCGACAGACCTTGAAAATACAGTCACAGCACTTGTCAAGGCTAAAACCCTAACGCAACTAAAGAAAACATATCCAAAGATAGCCATAACTAATGAGGGGGAAAACAGCGGCCAAGCAGTATTTCCAACAGTATACATTCATCTACTATCACCAGCAGAACAAGGGCAAACGCTTGACGGACAGACAATTAACGCATTGTTAGCAACATTTCAAGTAGATGTTACAACTAACACAAGCAAGTCTGACTGTCGCAAGGTTATGGCAGTAATTACAGATACATTCAAGAAAATGAGATTTCAAGGCAATGCAATTCCAGAGTTCTCAATTAGCAACAAAGTACATAAGAGTACCGCTAGATTCAGAAGAATGATAGCGGCAAATGACAGATTAATGTAACAAAGAGCAGAAATGCTCTTATTTTTTTGCAAATTTTTAGGAGGTAGACAAGGCAATGGCAAGTACAAGTTATAAAGCTAGAGTTATCTACAAGGAGCATAGCGAAGATGGCTTTGCAGGCTCGTATAAGTTAATGGTTGCGGCTAAGTCAATTTCAGCACCAGTATCAGCACCTAACACAGTTGAAAGTACAACATTTGAAGATGATTCACAGACATTCTTAATGGGTATCAAAACATCTGACGCTAAGACTTACACAGGAAATCTTGAAAAGGCTTATTTACAGGACTTAATCAAGGCAGAGGGCAAGCAGTTAGATATTATTCAGTTATATGGCTCTGACGGATTAGGTGCGGTTGCTAAGTACGCATTTGTTGGACAGGTAACAGCAACACCTAATGATGTTTCTGGTACTGATTCAGTACTTGAAATGACAGTAACAGCAGTTCCTAACACTTCACCTATCGAATGCACAGACAAGCTTCAAGTTGTCGAAGGTGCTGGTGGCACCTTCACAGTAACAAAGGTGGGGGAATAATGAGCTATTCGACTAAATCAAAAAAGGCTGTGTCGAATAGCGTCAAAGACGCCAAAACAGCCGATTACACATCATACTTTGATGATGTAACAGAATAATTAATTTAAAAGGTAGGTGCGGTGTAAAATCCGCACCTTTCCCTATATGGTGATAGGGTGGGAAAGGGTAAAAATTATGATGAATATTAATGTAAATGGAAAAGAATACAAAGTTGAGTTTTCTTTTGGTGCGGCAGAGTGCAAAGAGATAGTGCAGAAAATGTTTTCTGTCGTTAATGGTTCTTACTTGCTTGCACAGACAGATAAAAGCGTTGCACAGGCTTCCTTTGATGGATTAGCAAATATGACAGCAGATGTGCCAGAGATTTGCATTTTAGCCATTTATGCAGGCTGTATTGACAATAACCCTGTAACTATGGACGAAGCAAAGGAACTCACTAGAGCATATATTACAGAGAAGAGAAAGACAGATAAGAGTTACGGATATAGAACATTGTTTGAAGAAATCAAGAAAGCGATGGAAGATGATGGTTTTTTCGAACTGTCGGGAATAACAGCGATGTTAGAGGAAATGGCGAACAATGTGGAAGAAGCAACACAGGAGCAGAAGAAGCCGACAGTAGTTCCACAGGACCACAAGAAAAAGCAGACTTCCACAAAATAATTTGGGAAGAATACTTTGTTTTAGCCAGTTCACTAGGTATTAGTTATTCAGACTTTCTTAAAATGACACCTACAAAATTATTACTATACGAAAAAGGTAAAAAGATTGATAGGCAAAATCGCGATTCAGAAATGTATAACTGGTTCTTAGTCTACGCAATACCAGCTATTTCTTGCGGTATAGGTGCAGCATTTAATAAAGATGTACACATTGAATACCCTAAACAGGCTATTTTATCAGAAAGAACAGAAGAAAGCGAAGAAGATACCTACGACAAAGAGTTACAGCTGATGTTACTCAATGAGCAAAAATGGGCGGCGCAAACTGAAAAGAGAGGGCTACCGCCAACAATCCTATAAAAGGGGGTTAAAGCGTGGAATTAGACAGTTTAGAAGTCAAAATTACCGGTACTGCCACCAAAGCTATCAATTCTGTTGATAAACTGATAAATCAGCTTACAAGGCTGTCAACATCACTTGCAACTGTGAATGGTTCATCACTAAGCGGTCTTGCGAGTGGTGTTAGTCAGTTAGGTTCTGCTATGCAGAATATGAACGCAGGAACAGCAGATTTTACAAGACTTGCTAAGAACATCACAAAGATAGGTTCTGTTGATTCAGTTGCACTAACTAACACAGCTACATCACTTCAAGCTGTCACAAAGGCAGTTGCAAGCATATCAGCTATTCCGCAAAATGCAACACAAGTCACAGAATTTGCAAAGTCACTTGGTAAGCTAGGCAGTAAGAGTATTGAAAACGCCGTTGTAAACATTCCAAAGCTAGGTAATGCTTTAAATGGCTTAATGACAACGCTATCAAGAGCACCAACAGTAAGCCAGAATGTTATTCAAATGACTAACGCATTGGCTAATCTTGCCAGTCAAGGTAGCAAGGTGGGTACTTCTTCAAACTCGCTTCGAAAGTCGCTGTATGGCGTTTCTACAAGCACCAAGACAGCAACTAAAAGCAGTTGGAACTTAGCAAGTGCAATAGGTAAGTTTTATGCCACTTATTTTATGGTAATTCGTGGCAGTAAGAAGCTTATAGAAGCTATCAAGTCAACAACAGATTACATTGAAGCGTTCAACTATCAAGCGGTTGCATTTGGCAAAATCGGTTCAGAATGGGATAAAGATTACGAAAAGTACGGATATGATAACGCAACAGCATATGCAGAGAGCTTCCAAAGCAGAGTAAACGATACTCTCGGAAAGCTGTCTGGTTTAAAAGTTAATGTTCAAGGCGGTTTGCTTGAAGAAAGCGGAGCAAAGAACTTAGGACTTAACATACAAGAAGTAACACAGTATGCTTCACAGTTAGCTTCTGTTACTAATTCGTTAGGACAGACAGGCGAAGCAACAACGGCTATAACAAAGTCAATGACAATGCTTGCGGGCGATATAAGCTCACTTTTCAATGTGGACTATTCAACAGTAGCACAGAACTTACAAAGCGGTTTAATCGGACAATCGAGGGCATTGTACAAGTATGGTATTGATATTACCAATGCTACATTAGCGACGTATGCTTACAACTTAGGCATTTCTAAGTCGGTGTCTGAAATGACACAGATGGAAAAACAACAGTTAAGAGTGTTAGCGATATTAGACCAATCAAAAGTATCTTGGGGTGATTTAGCTAATAGACGGAAGAAAGTTAATGATATAGCTTATCTTCCAAGTGTTGCATAAGAATAGAAATATCTTATGGCAATCGGGCAAAATCGGCGAAGGCTAAAGTTTTCAACTATGCTAATACCGAGATAACTCAATAGATTACGAACAGGCTATTGAGTATCGTAACGAGTAGGAATTGAATAAATATAATATTCCCAAGAGTGTCCGACACTACTGCATATAGGGCAGTATGAGGTGGAAGTGGCTACCACCAAACCAAACGCAAAAACGTGGGTGATAATGTACTCTGAACTTATAGGAAACTATAAGAAGTATAGGATAAAGAGCCTATACGATAACAAATTTGACAATCAACTCCCCAAGTAATATGTTACGCCAGTTCAGTAACAATATGAAAGAGGTAGGAATGGTAGCAGGACAGCTATTTATCCCAATTCTTTCAAAGGTTATGCCGATAGTAAACGGAGTAACTATTGTAATCAAAAGATTATTAGTCAATCTTGCTTCTTTAATGGGCGTTAAGATTGACTTTGAAAGCTTCGGACAAAGTGGCTATAAAGACACATCAGATGGCTTAGAAGATATTTCAAACGGCTACCAAGATGTAGCTGATTCAGCTAAGAAAGCTACATTATCCCTTATGGGATTTGATGAAATAAATAAATTACAGGACGATACAAGCTCAAGCAAGGGTTCAAGCGGTGGTGGCGGTGGTAGCACTATTGATTTGACAGACGATATTGCTAAGGCGGCGGCAGAATATGAAGCAGCTTGGAATAAAGCATTTGCTAATATGGAAAATTCGGCGGTTGCCTGGGCTGACAGAATAGAGAAAGCACTCGAACCTGTTAAGAGAATATTTGAAGATTTTGCTGTTGGCGATTTCTTCAAGGCAGGGCAAGATACATCTAACCTTGTGGCAGGAATTTTTGATTGGTTTGCAAAAGCTATAGATGATGTTCCGTGGTTTAAAATCGGTCAGAAAATGGGAGATTTTCTTGCAGGCATTAATTGGACTAAGGTGTTTAAATCGGCGGCTAAAGTGCTTGTGCAAGGCTTAAAGGCAGCTGTTGAGTTATACTTAGGTATGCTATCTAAAGCACCTATAGAAACGCTTCTTATATCGCTTGTGGCAGTTCCTAAAGTGCTTAAGGCGATAGGCGGTACAAATGTAATAAAAAGCATAACTAAAACGTACAACAAGCTCAACTCCTTAAGTAAAGCAACAGAAGACGTAGTGTTAGCGACAAAACTATCTAAAATGGGATATGATGAAACAGCAGCTACACTTCTTTCTTTTCACCCTAAACTTGCAAAGGTCACAACAAGCTTTAAGGACTTTGGAAGCGTAGTTAAGGATAAAGGATTATTCACAGCTTTAAACGGCGGAATAACTGCTGTCAGAGATAATATGACACTATTCCAAAAAGCATTACTTGGCGGAGTATCAGCTTTTGGAGAATTTAAACTTATCGAGAGCGGTTTTACTGATATAGTCAAAGGTAGCGACAACCTCGTAGCTTCAATAGCTAAGATAGCGGGCGGTGCGGCTATCGGTGCGGCAGGATTATACACAGCTTTCGGACCGGCAGGATTGGCTATGGCGGCAGTTGTAGGAATTACAGGTGCAATCAAAGGTTTTATTAAAGTTCAAGAAGAAATACCAGATTACTTGTCTGGATATGAGAGCGTAAGAAAAGAAGTTAACAAGACTACAAGCGAAATAGAAAAGTCTGTAGCTTCAATAGAGGAAACGTGGAAAAATAATTCTTCTGTTGATGAAATAGAAGCATTAAAGACAAAATATTTTGAATTAGCAGACCAAACTAACCTAACAACAGAACAGCAAGAATTGCTTAAGGATATAGCAGGTAAACTTGTTGATAAAGTACCAGAATTATCGAAAGCTATAGATACTAACACAGGATATTATTCTGGAAATAGGCAAGAAATAGAAAAGCTTATAGAAGATAAAGAAAAAGAATACAAATTAGAAGCTTTAAGAGAAGAATACATTGAATTAGCAAAAGAGGAATATAAAGCTAAGAAGAACCTAAGAGAAATGGAAGATGTACTTGCGGACAGCAAAGATAGACTTAACGAAAAGCAACAAGAATATAACGAACTCACTCACAATGGTGCATTATCTGTGCTAGAAATGACACCACAAGAGGCAGATGCGGTTGCAGGACTGCAAGTAGAAATAAGGCAACTTAACGGCGAAGTAAAAAAGAACCAGACGGAAGTTGATAACGCTAGAAACGTAGCGGATAGAGCAACAAATGATATGCGTTATTGCTATGAAGCATTGGGAGATACTGCACAAGAAGTTGCAGAAAAGACACGACAAGAAGTTAGCAACACAGCCAACACAGCTAAGTCAGAATTTGAAACAGCTAAAAATGAGATTAACAGCAAGATAAATGCGATAGGCACAAACACAGAAAATGTATTCTCACGTATGGGAAGTGTTGGTGCTAATGCAGGTTCATCATTAACAAACAATTTTGCTAATAATATTGATGATATACCATATAGAGCCAGAAGTGCATTTAACGCTATTATGGATAGAGTTAATGCAGGTGATATAGGCTATGATACAGGTACAGAACTTATGAACTCATTGGCAGATACCATTGATAATAATTCTTGGAGAATTCGCAGAGCTTTAAGCAACTCATTTGAAAGCAATTTCAGCGGTGAAATTCTTGATAGCGAGGGAAATGTATCAAGAAGTGCATTTCAGATAAGAATACCTAGAGCATATGCAACAGGTGGTTTCCCAGAGGACGGACTTTTCTTTGCTAATCATAATGAAATGGTTGGTAAATTCAGCAATGGTAAGACAGTGGTTGCAAACAACGACCAGATAACACAAGGCATTAAGCAAGCTGTTATTGAGGGTATGTCAGAGGTATTTGCTAATGCAAATGTAGGACAGCAAAATGGAAACATTGTTGTACAGATTGACGGACAGGAAGTGTTCATGACAACACAGAGATATGCCAATCAGTATACAGCTATGACAGGACAGCCAGCGTTTAACATTTAATTGAATAATCTAATCCATTGTGATACACTTTAAGTACTATAAAAGCAAAGGGGTGTATTACAATGGATAAAAAAGATAACAAAAAGAAGCCGCAGGAGATAGTGATTGCAGTATTGGCAGGGATAGTATTTGTTACAGCGTTATTTATTATTAATAATATAACTGAAAGCGATAATAAAACAATAGCAAATACACAACCCACAACTACAACACAAAAAGCTACTGAAAAGACCACAGCGGCTACAATACAAAAGACAACACAAGATACATATGATAAACTGACAAAATATAAGGCAGGCACTTACAAAGTGGGTGAAGATATTCCAAACGGCGATTACTATTTGCAGTCATTAACAAGCAAAGGTTCGGCTTATTTTGGCGTATATGCAGACAGCAATAAAACCAAAATAAAGTTTAATGAAAACTTCAAAGGTAATATGTTGATAAACGTAGAAGACGGAGAATATCTTGAACTAAACAAGTGCAATGCGATACCTCTTTTGGAATTTAGACAGTATTATACAACTAAAACTACTCTTGATAATTGTATGTTAGAGGTTGGGATTGACATAGAACCAGGAGAATATAAACTGATAGCCACATCATCAAGAGGATATTATTGTATCTATGATGATTTAAGGCAAAGTCACATTGTAAGCAATGATAACTTTGACAATCAGACGTATTGCACAGTTGGGAAAGGTCAATTTTTAATACTTAATAATTGCAAAATAGAACAATAAAAGCAAAGGGGCAACACAATATGGCAGAAAAGAAAGCAAAGAAAAAAGACAGTAAACTAAGCATAGCGGCGGCAGTAACAGCACTATTTATATTCACAATCCCAATAGGTTTTATATTGGCTATTGTGGATTTAATTAAAAGTAAAGGCGACAAGTCACAAAGACACTTAGGCTCTTATTTTGCGATAGTATCGTTTGCGCTATTTCTGATAGTTGCTTTTAGCAACGGAAGAAGTAACAGTTGTAACAAGCCTTGATGTAGCAGAAACTTTTGGGAAAAGACATTCGGATGTACTTAGGGATATAGAAAATCTTGAATGTAGTCCAGAGTTTAGAGAACGCAATTTTGCGTTTTCTAAATATTCCGTTGAGAACAATAAAAAAACATATCCAATGGTATATATGACAAGAGATGGTTTTACCATTCTTGCTATGGGTTATACTGGCGAGAAAGTTATGAAATTTAAAGAAGCCTATATTAACCAATTTAATCAAATGGAAGAACTTCTCAAAGGCAAGCTGATAGAGAGAGAAAAAGGCATAGCAGTTAGGCAGTCACTTACTAAAGCTATTCAGCAGTCAAGCGAAAATGAGAGAATGCACGGACACGCATATTCGACTTATACTGACATTGTATATAGGACTGTATTCGGAAAGACAGCAAAACAGTTAAGAGAAGAATGTGGGATTGATAAAAAGGCTAATTTGCGTGATTATTTCACAGCAGAAGAACTTGAAAAGGTACAATCAATAGAAATGATTATCAGTGGACTTGTTAATTGCGGTTGGGGATATAACGAGATAAAAGAGTTTATAACTAACCCAGCAAGGAAACTGATAGCAGCATAGCGTACCCACAAGTGGGTACGAAAAAATTCCCAAGAAGTCGGGAAAGTTTTTGCAGGAAGTTGCAAAATATTCCCCATAAAGCTGGGGGAAGTATTTGTATAGTTGTTGCAACGCTTTTCTCCACTTGTGGAGAAAGACATTAAATCAGTAGCGCCGCAATCTTGGCTCTACTAGAATAAAAAAATCAGAACAAGTTGGGTAGACCTGTTCTGATTAGCACATATGAGTACATATAAGTTGCTCACGTCAATAATAACAAATAAATAGCAAAATGACAAGGACATTTCACTTAATTGTGAGGTGTCCTTTTTGTGTGCTTAGAAAGTGAGGTTTTACTATGAATTTTATACAATACATAAAGCAAGCGTGGAAAGCTGGCACTAGCGGCGGTACTCCAATAAGCCCAGACAGACTTAACCATATGGAAGATGGAATTAAGAATAATAACGATATGATAAGTGAGCTAAACAACAATTTATACAATGTGTATAAAATAATGATTCCTGCAGGGCGAAAATTAAGAGTTTACATTAAAACTAACATTGCTGGTCCATATGCATTTGCTGGAATTATATTTGTGCAAGGTTCGTTAGGGGCAGCGGCATCAAATGCTTCTGTTCAAGGTTATGGTGCTGGAAGTTCAGCACGATACCACATCACTCAAATATTGCAATCAAATAGCATTAAATACACTTATGGGCAGGATGGCGATAGAGATTTTTTTGTGGAAAATTTACTTCCTACAGCAACTGTAGAATTTTGTTTTTACGAATTCTTAAAAACTTCAATTATTGAGCTTACATTAGTGTGATTCTAACTATTAAGATATTTAAGCTGCCACTCATAGTTATTGCACCAAATTGATACCACTGTGTTTGAAGCAATGTTAATGAACAAAAATCTTGCATAGTTAGGGTTGTTTGTTTTTTGATAGGCGTATCCGAGATACATTGCGTAGCCAGAATTAATGGCAAGAACACAGGCTGGTCTCAAAGGTTCAATATTTGCACAAATTGTTTTGCAATTTTCAATTGCATTTTCAATTTTCCCTGTAGGATTTGGTACTGTAATTTGTTGCCTTACGTTCATTATCGCTTCGTATACAGCATCAGAATTGCTGTTTAGCTCACTTATCATATCGTTATTATTCTTAATTCCATCTTCCATATGGTTAAGTCTGTCTGGGCTGAATGGAGTAAATATATAGAAAAGAGGTGATTGAATGATAAGTGCTGTAATTATCGAGGGAGTAACATTCCCGGTAGCATATAACGGCTACACATATAGTAGGAATAAGATTTGGTCTAAGAACACAGGAAGAAACGATTATGGAGAAATGGTAGGCACAATCGTAGCTATTAAAGACAAAGTAGAACTGCAATTACCGCCATTAACAGGAGAACAGGCTTTATTGCTTGACAATGTGATTAGTGATGAAAATAACCCATTCCCAACAGCACAAGTCCTATTTTTAGGCGGTCAACAAAAGAAAATGACAATATACACAGGAGATGTGACATATCCGTATCTCACAAGAGCAAAGAATGAGGATGGATTAATAGTCGGAGCAAAATTAAGTTTAATTCAGAAATAAGGAGATTAACTATGAAAATAACAGGAAATGAAGTTTTAGCACATTATGAAGCACTTGCAAGCGTGGCACAGCTTAAAATGGGTGGCAGATTAGCAGTTGCCATTATGTCTAATATTAAGGCATTAGAGCCACACTTTAAGGCAGTTGTAGAAACGATAGAAAAGATACACAAAGAAAATAAGGGTGACAATGATAAGATAAAATCAGAACTTGAAGAACTAGGAGAACAGGAGATAGAAGTATCTAAATACACGAAAGTTGATATAAGTGCATTTGATAGTTGTGAAGCCATTGAGCCAGCTAACATTATCGCACTTGGCTTTATGATTAACGATTAATCATCAGAAAGGAGCAATCCAATAAATGAAAAATATTAATTGGGGTGCGGATTTCAACTTACTGTATGCAAGATATTACAGCAAATATTTAGTTGACGGAAAAGAATACAATCAGACACTTAATGAGTTTAAGTACAGCAATATAATTAATCCAAACAATAGCATTTCCATAGGTAACACTTGCAGTAGTAGTGTTACCTTTTCTATTTTTAAGCCGCAAATTACACTTGAAAATAAGGACATAACTATTTTTGAGGGCGTTAAGGGCGATAGTGGAATTGAGTATGTACAGATAGGCATATTTACTGTAACTAAAGAAGAAAGCAATGGTGAATACACCAAGTACACAGCCTATGACAAGATGTACAAAGCTGAAAAAGGTTATTTTTCTGAATTAACTTATCCTAGTACGGATAAGACTATTTTAGAGGAAATCTGTACAAAGCTAGGCATACAGTTAGCAACTAGCATAACAAACACGCATACAATTACAGATAAGCCGCAAGGTTATACAATGCGTGAAATGATTGGCTATATGGCTACGTTACAAGGTGGTAATGCGGCTATCAATTCTGACGGAAACCTTGAAATAAAGTGGTACAAGGATAGCGGTTATGTACTTGACGGACATCAATACTATCAGCAAGGGGTTACTTTTACCACTAGCAAGGATTTTACGATAAGGAAACTGACTTGTAACAACACAAAGTCTGGTGATAGCAAAACAAGTGAGATAACTGCCGGCGGCGGAACGACAGGGCTTAGCTTTGCTAATCCATTTATGACACAAGAAATTCTTAATGAGATTTATAAAAAGATAGGCGGCTTTCAGTTTAGACCGCTTACAGTTAAGTTTGTCGGTGACTGGCGGCTTGAAGTAGGCGACATTATAACTGTTAATAAGGGCGGCATTGATTACAAAGTGCCTATAATGCAGATAACACACGAATGTGATGGCGGCTTAATGGACACAGTTACATCTATCGGACAATCTGACACAGAAAACAGCAATATTGCTAGCGGTCCGATAACAAAGCAAATGGAACGATACTACGCTGATTTAGTCTTAATCAACAAGGCAGTTATCGAAAATGCTGATATAACTAGTGCTAATATTGAGAGTTTAAAAGCACATCAAGCGTATATCGACCAATTAAAGGCTAATAAGATTGAAGCTATTACAGCAGATATTGTTAATTTGACAGCAAGTAAAGCTACGATTAATGAAGCTAATATCGCTAAGTTGCAAGCAGATTATGCACAGATAGGTGTATTAAACGCAGACGTAGCAGACATTAAGACTTTAATGTTTGGTTCTGCGACAGGTAAAAGTTTAACAACAGAATTCGCTAATGCAGTTGTAAGTGTTATCGGCAATGCACAGATAAAATCTGCTATGATTGATAGTATAGCCGCAGATAAGATTACAAGTGGGAAGATTTATACAAACCTTGTTGAAATTCTAAGCGAAAGCGGAAATCTTGATATAGCTGACAATACGATACAGATAAAAGATGATAACAAGGTTGCAAGAGTTCAAATAGGTAAAGACGCTAATTCGGACTACAATATGTACGTCTGGGATAAAGCCGGCAATCTTATGTTTGATGCCTTAGGACTTACCGAAAAAGGCGTTACAAGAAAAGTTGTTCGTGATGATGTTGTTCAAGATGACGCTAATATTAATGCGAGTAAGCTGGATATTGAAACGCTATTTAACGTTATCAATAACGATAGTACACATACACTTAAGAGCAATAAAATTTATCTGGACAACGAGGGACAGACACTTAATGTCATTATGCAAGCTATAACAAGTGGTGCTGGCAAAGATTATACTCAATGGGGCGGTATGATGAAAGTTGCTAGTGATTTTATCACTAATAAGTTATGGTGGACTGAAAATGTTGACAACGAAAGCATTAAGACCAAGTTTTCTACTGTTAATCAGAAGCTAGATAGCTACGAAATAACGTTATCCGACTTATACCAACAAACGAACGATAATTTTATGGTGTATACAGTTACAGAAACACCTAACAAAGATAATTACCCAGCTATTGATTGGTTCATACCTATTTATCCGTCAGATGATTTATTTCCAAGCGATAATCTTACTTGGACTTATAGCAATGATGAATACGCAAAATATCACGGGGCAATAGCACACAACGAAACAACTCAAAAAACTTGGCGTTGGGCTAAAGATGATAAAGGTAATTGGAGTTGGAAAGAGGTATCTAACACACAATTAGCTTATATGCTTAATCAAAACGCTAGCTTTAAAATGAACTTAGATAGTATATCTACATCATTGTTAAGTGTGCAGCAGAATTTAAAAGATAACTACAGTACAACCACAGTTATGAAGAATGCTATAACGCAGGCTGTAAAAGCAGAAAGCAATAGCATTAAACTTGAAGTGTCTAATGCTTATGCTACAAAGGATAGCTTAAGTAGCTACAGCACAACAACGCAGATGAATGCGGCTATAAGCACAGCAATAAGTAAAGAAAGTTCAGCGATTAAGTTAGAAGTAGCAGGAGCATATGCCACAAAAGATAGCCTTAAAAATTACGCTACAACAGCAAGTCTTAGTGCTTATATCAAGAAAGACCCAAAAAGTGGCGAACTTAAATCCGCAATTGAAGCAATTGCAGATGATATAACGCTTAAGGCTAAGGGGGCTATTAATATTAGCGGTAACAAGAGCGTTAACATTAGTGGTAACGCATTTACTTTAACATCAACTAATACAATTATAAGTGCAACGGGGACAATTACCTGTAGTGATATAATCGGGACCGGGGGTCGCATTGGCAATTGGGATATTACTGATGGAAGCTTAAAAAATGATTACTTAGCACCAGACGGATACTTAAGAAGAACTTACATTCAAAGTTCAAAAAATATTGGTGATTGGATTTTTTCTGTTCAGAAAGGAGCCGTACAAGGAACTTCGCCAAGCACACTAAACTCCCTGTGGCACGTTACTAACGATGGCGAAATGCAGTTCAATGTTGAGAGTGGTAAAGGTATTAAAATGTATGGTTCGGCAGGATTAGAGTTAGAAGTGTTAAGAGACTGCATCGAATTATATTACCAGCCTTACATCAATGGAGAACCGCAAGCTTGGACGAAAATTGAAAAAGGAAAAATTTCTATAGACTCAAAAGGTTGGAGTTCTTTTGGTGACTGTGCTCTATCTGTAGTTAACAGCTCAATAAAGACTACAGCATTGTATATAATGCATCAAACAGAAGATGGGTCATACTATCAAAGAGGATGTGTAATTAATAGAAATCCTTTTTCTGGTGATATTATGTTTGATTGGGATGGACGTTATCTTCGCGGATATATAGGGGATAATGTTGTTATCACTTGGGACAACGAAAATAAAAATTGGATATAAGATTAGGAGGTAAAACACAATGTTAGACATTAACTCATCAATTCAGAAGAACGGAACATTATCCGTTCAAAACTCAGATGGAGCACTTAAACAGGTAGCTTATCTGTCAGCTACAATCAGCGAAAGCGGCACAGTTAGTATGTCAGCTAGCTTCAATGATTTTGCGGCATACTTGGCGAATGATATAGCACTAGACAGCGAGCTTAAGAGCTTTCTTGATGGTGTTAAAAATACTTACAAGGCAACATACAGCACAGAAGATAACACAGTTAGTTCAGATGCAACAGGAACAGTAGAAAGTGAGGTATTTTAATTATGATTAAATGTGGAGATTTTTCAGCGTGGAATGGTGTAGTTGACTGGAACAGAGTTAAGGCGGCAGGGCTTACTCACGCTATTCTTAAGGTTATCAGACGTGATTTTGACCCAGATAAGCAGTTTGAAAACAACTGGAAAGGCTGTCAGTTAGCAGGTGTGCATATCTGCGGTGTATACAATTATGTTTACACACCAACAGTAGAAAAAGCTATTGCAGCGGCTAAAAGAGTATTAGAGGTGCTTGACGGACGTAAAGTTAAGGTGTGGATGGATATAGAAGATACTTGTATGCAAAATTTAGGGTCAGACCTTATCGACATAATTAAGGCGTACAAGCACACAATAGAGGAAGCTGGCTACGAGTTTGGTATCTATACAGGTATGGCGTGGTATGGCAGTTACATTGCCCCATATGCAGACGAAGAAATTCTTAACTGCGATTACTGGATAGCAAGGTACTATCTTGGATATGATGAAATGACACTTGATACAGACCCTAACGAAGATAAGAAGCCTAGTGTTGCTAGAAACCTTGTAGGCTGGCAGTATACATCAAGCGGCGTTGTTGACGGAGTAGACGGAGTTTGCGACTTGTCTGTATTCTATGGCTTTCATAATGATAAAGATAACACAGAGGATAACAGCGAAGAAGATAACACAGAGGATAGCACAGATGAACACGTATATGCTACATATGCCGCTTATACAGACCGTTGGTGGGGCGAAGTAGAGGACAGAGAAGATTGGGCTGGTGCAGGCGACAATAAAGCTATCACAGCACTTATTATCAAGGTTAGCAGAGGTTCAGTTAGGTACAGAGTTCATACACTTAATGGCGATTGGCTTCCTTACGTTACCGGCTTTGATTATAATGATTTCAATAACGGCTTTGCAGGTGACCAGAAAACACCGATAGATGCCGTAGAAGTTATCTACTACACACCAGAGGGTGAGCCTTGGAAGTATGCAAAGTATATGGTATCTGTATTCAATAACCGTAACTTCTATCCAGAACAGATAGATAACGAAACATCGAACGGAATGGACGGATATGCAGGTGTTATGGGTAATGCAATCGACAAGTTCCAGTTAGTTGTCGAATAAAGTCGAAATAACACGACCGAAAGTATTTGAAATATACTAACGATAAATGTATAATAAACTTGTCTTTGAGAAAAGACCCTTAAACATTTTCAAGTTCTGGCAGGCGATATTGTTTGATTGGCGTTGGCAATATCGCCGCTACACTTGACACGATAGAACGTGTGTTCTATAATAATCGTATCGCTATCAAACGTGCAAGGGCAAGAGAGGGGAGTGCAGGTTTATGAGTAATGAGGAATACAGGCGAATAATAATAGAAACAGTCAATAACTGTAATAATAAAAGATTTTTAAAGTTTTTATATGAATTAATTATATCATTCAAAAAGAAATGGGGCATTTAATGCCCCTCTTTCTCATACCAATAGGCTATATTGTCAAATATAGTTTGTTGATGTTCTTTATTAAGTTTCATTAACTTCTTAACACTATCCAACATTTTCTTATCTGACATTAAGTCGGGAATGATATCAGCATTATCAGTAGATAAATTATCTTCCCACCCCATTAAATATGATGGAGAAATATCAAGAATCTGTGCAGCAATCTGAATTTTATCGCTTGGTATGTTTGTTACGGCATTGTTTTCATACTTATATAATGTCTGTTTAGAAACGCCCATCTTTTTAGCCAACTCTACTTGTGACATATTGTTAAGCTCTCTTTGTTCCTTAATCCTATCTCCAACAGTTTTAATCATTAGTGTTTCCTCCTTTCCTATCGGTAACTTGATTATAGCACAAAAAAGTTACAAGTCAAGAAAAAAATAACTTGACAAGTTACTTTTGCGGTGTATAATAAGAGTAACTTCAAAAGTTACGAAGTTGGAAAGGAGATGAGAAGATGGTTGATACAAATAAGCTTCGTGGGATTATTGCTGAAAACGGAAAAACGCAGACAGAAGTTGCACAAATGATAGGCGTAACGCCCAAAACTTTCTATCTGCGAATGCACAAGGGTGTTTTTGGAAGTGACGAAATTCAGATTATGATTGATAATTTGAATATTGAAAATCCTATGGAGATTTTTTTTGCAAAGAAAGTAACTTCATAAGTTACCACAAGGCGCATAAGAATTAGAATTTTTGATATTGATACAATAGAGAAGTGATGGTAGCGGTAAATAGTTACAAACTTTTATTCAAACATCATTAGTTCTTTTTGGCAGGGATAGCGCCCTGTTCGTATCAAGTGTGAATTACCTACCGATTGGCAGTTTTGTCTTTAGCATATTTATTTAATTCTATTGATATAGAAATAAGAGCGTACAGGGTGCAGAAGTCTACGCCACAGAAGTATGAGCCGACCACTGATACGCACAATGCTATGACAGTATCCATACAATCTCCTTTTTGGAAAATGTCTACCATCACTTCTCTATTGTATCAATAAACATAAAGTTCTACAAGCTACAACAGATAGAAATGAGCAAAATTGCTCAAATGTGCCTTAAAAGGAATATATCACACATTATTAGAAAGGAATGCTTATGGAGTTACAGATTTTTAACAATTCAGAGTTTGGAGAAATCCGAACCATTACTAAAGATGATGAACCTATGTTTTGTCTGGCTGATGTATGCAAAGCATTGGAACTTGAACAGGTAAGCAGAGTTAAGGCAAGGCTTAAAACAGATGGGGTTACTACAAGTAAGGTCACCGACAGATTAGGCAGAGAACAGGAAGCCACATTTATTAATGAGAGTAACCTTTACAAAACAATCTTTCAGAGCAGAAAAGAGAGTGCAGAAAGATTTACGGACTGGGTAACATCTGAGGTACTTCCATCAATCAGAAAAACAGGCAGTTATCAGAAAAAGTTATCCCCACAGGAAATGATGAGAATACAGCTAGGTATGTTAGACGATGTGTCAGACAGAGTGTCTAAGTTGGAAAATACAATGAACATTGATTACGGACAGCAGAAAGTGCTTAATGACTTAGTATCAGCAAGGGTAATAAAAATCTTAGGCGGTAAAAACAGTAACGCTTACAAGGAAATAAGCAGAAAAGTATTTGCAGAAATTAATCACGATTACAAGGATTATTTCAATGTTAATTCAAGAGCCAACACACCAAGGCTTAAGAATGAACAGGCAGTTGAATATATTAAAAACTGGATGCCAAGCACTAACATAATGATGTTAATAAAAGATTGCAATGCACAGATAAACTTAGAGAGCTGATGATTAAGCGGAGGATTGTTTTATGGAAAAGGAAGTACAGGCAACACCACAGTATAGCATATCAGTAGAAGAACTGATTGCGGAAAGAAACAATTTAGAAGTCTCTATTGCAGCATACAAGAAAGCTAAGAGAGACAGTAGGATAGCTGAATATTTATGGATGTTATCAGCAATATTATTTATTGTGTCAATGATATTTCAGCTTATTAATTAGAAAGGAGTTTTAGCAGATTGACATTTATTATTTCTGAAAAAGGCGAAAGGCAGATTAATGAGGTAGAAAAACTTGAAATCCTGGCACACATTGGCAGAAGAACAAGTTACCTCTTAGGAAGAAATAAACATTGTGAGCCATTAAGGAACATAGTTACAAGAGATATTTTAGGGCAGTTAAAGCACGAATACGGGTGTGGTTTGAGTGAACTCAAAAAGAAGTACATAGCAGACACTCACGATTATATCGACTGCTACGAACTGCCTACAATAATGAAAGAGAGATATAAGCTATGATACAGGGATTTATGCTAGGAACGATATTCGGGATGTTTTTAGAACTGGCTTGTATCGTTCTGACAATGGCAAGGGCAAAGAGAAAAGAAAGGATTGAACAATATGAAACAGGTAAACGAGAAAGTAATAACAGTACAGGATTGCATTGATATGTACGAGAAGAAGAACAAGGTAACAGTTATAGACGGCGGCAAAGTCGTAGGATTCGTTAAGAGAGGAGAAAAGGAATGATAACAAATAATAAAGCCTATATGATAGGTAAGATTGCTAAGAAACCAGTATTTTCACACGAGGTTTATGGTGAGGGATTTTATATTTTTCACATAGAAGCTCCAAGAAAAAGCGGCAATGTAGATACGCTTCCGGTCGTTGTATCTGAAAGACTTGTTGACATTAACAGACTAGATGTAGACAGAACTGTAGTAATTAACGGACAGATTAGGTCATACAATCAACACATAGATGGCACACATAGCCATCTGATACTTAGCATATTCGCTAGGGAGATTGATATATTAGAGGATGTTGAAATTCCACTGGATACGAACAATTCAATTGAAATCGTAGGGCATTTACGCAAAGCACCTACATATAGAACAACACCGCAAGGCAGAGAGGTATGTGACATTATGATGGCTGTCAATAGAGCCTATGGTAAGTCAGATTACATACCTTGCATAACTTGGGGCAGAACAGCTAAGTTTGTCGGTCACTTGCCAGTAGGAACGCATATAGAAATGACAGGCAGGTTTCAGTCAAGACCTTATGCAAAAAAGATAAGCGAAGATGAAATTGAAAACAGAGTAGCTTATGAGGTATCAGTAGGCAGAGTTGAGATTATAGAGGAAAAGGAGAATGCTGATGAATAGTAATATTACAGTTTCGGAATTAGCAGCTATGGCAGCAGACAATGAAAAGCATTGTCAAGTATGGCATCCAGTTCAAGGTGTTATATTTGACGGCACATTTGATGAACTTGACAGACGGCATTATCTGGCAGACAAGACAGTTGATAACTTCTCAATAGAAGATGATGTATTCATTATGAATATATAATAAGGAAAGGATATGTTTATGGAAAGAGCAGTTTTAAAAAAGGTAGTGCTTGAAAATTTTATGTGCTATGCACACGCAGAATTTGATTTTTACGCTATTACAAAAATTATGGCTAAGAATGGTAAAGGTAAGTCAACTATTGCCACAGCTTACTTATGGTGCTTGTTTAATTGTGATTATGAATTAAAGGATAATCCGGTTGTTAGACGTGAGGTTGACGGAGTATCAGTTGATGATATGGATACAAGCGTTGAACTTACACTTGATGTTGACGGAAAAGAAATAACTATGAAGAAAGTACAGAAGCGTACTTACAGCAAAGATGACAGCAGTTATAAGGATGATAACAAGTATTTCATCAACGATGTGCCTAAGACATTAAAGGATTTCAATGCATACCTTGATGTTGATATGAATGTATTCAAGATGTGCAGTAATGTGAACACATTTCTTAATCAGAAGCCGGCAGAAATGAGAGAATACTTATTCGGTCTTGTAGGCAATGTTACAGACCTTGATATAGCTTCACAGAAAGCTGAATTAGCCGAGTTAGTTCCTTTACTTAATAAATATACAGTTGAGGAATTATCCGCTATGAATAAGGCTACCAAGAGCAAGATTACAAAGGATTTGCCTATTCTTGACGGACAGATTAAGGAAAAGGAAAGAGATATACAGCTTAAACAGGTTATTGAAGTATCTGACCTTGAATTACAGAAGAACAGCCTTAAAGAGCAGATTGCTGATTGCGTGGCAAAGCAGACCGACAATGACAAGCTGATGGCTGAATATGACAATGCTAGTGCTAATATTCTCAGCTTAAAGTTTGAGCTTGACGATATTCGCCGTAAAGCCAATGAGGAAAATATTAAGGCTAGAAGAGATATTGAGAACAAGATTTCTGATAAGCAGTTTCTTGTTAGGCAGACAGAAAAGACTATTACTGATACAGAAAAGAGCATTGAGTATCAGCAGAATACCATTGATAGCATAAATAAGAATTTACAGGATATAAGGAATAAATGGAAAGCGGAGAATGAACGCAAATTTGACGAAGCAAGCCTTATTTGCCCTTATTGCAAGCAGGAATATCCAGAGGATAAAAAAGAACAGTTAAGAGCCGATTTTGATAGCCACAAGGCGGAAGAATTAAAGACTATCACATACAATGGCAACCTTTTTAAAGACAAACTTGATAAGAATAAGAAGATTCTTAAAGATTTACAGAAAGAGTTACCACAGCATAGAGAAAACCTTGAAATGCTGAATACAGCTATTGCAGATCTTGAAAAGCAGTTAGCAGAACTCCCACAGGAAATTGATGTGACAGCTACAGAAGAATACAAAGCACTTGAACAGCAGATTGCTGAAAAGGAAGAAGCTATGCACAAGGCTAATGATATTTCGGCGGTTAAGGCAGAGTTAAAGACACAGAAAACAGCTTTAAGGCAGCAGTTAGCAGAATGTGAAAGTCAGATTGCAAAGTCTGATACGGCAGCAGACGAGCAGCGACTTGAAGAATTAAAGCAGACAAGGATTGATTCTGAACAGAATAAAGCTAATGCCGAGAAGATTCTTGATTTACTTGATGAACTTGACAAAGCAAAGAATGAAGCCTTGACAGAAGCAGTAAACAGTCATTTTGGGTTAGTTAAGTGGCAGTTGTTTGAATATGCTAAGAATGGCAATTATAAGAGTTGTTGTATACCTACTGTTGACGGAAAAAGCATTTTAACAACTATGAGCAACAAGGGTAACAGGATTTTAGGCAGAGTTGATATTTGTAACTCAATTCAGAAGATTAGTGGCATATCGGTACCTATCATTCTTGATGATAGTGAGAGCTTAGATGAAGAAAACCGGAAGAAAGTCACTGAAATGGTAGACAGCCAGTTAATTATGCTGATTGTTAATGATAGTGAGAAATTAGAGATTGTGGAGGGATAATATGACGAAATTAAGAGTTTGGCATAATTGTCAGGTTGGTAAAGTTAATAATTTCTATGTTGAAGTTGAAAGCATTGAACAGGCTTGGAAAATCCTTAATACATTATGGGATTATGACTTGTTTCAGTACGAAAATAACATAAAGCCGGATTACTGTAACGTTTCCGGGCTTGAGTATTTTGACGAGGAAGAGCAGGAATGGTGCGAGTGGTATGACGATGACGGATTGGATATAAAAGAACATTTTGAAGAAAGTGAGGAAAACTGATGAGTATAAAAGGGTATAAAGCATTTAACAAAGGAATGATATGCAGAGGTAAGCGGTACGAAGAAAATACTACATATGAAGAAAACGGAAACGAAATATGTGAAGCAGGTGTAATGCATTTCTGCGAAAATCCATTTGATGTGCTGGATTATTATCAGCTTGTTGATGAAAATGGTGACATTCCAGATTTTGCAGATGTTGAAGCTATTGGAGATGTTTATAAAAAGGGGAATAAAACAGCTACAAATAAGCTCCATATTGGTGCGAAACTTGGGCTTAAAGGGTTTGTTAAGGCTTGCGTAGATTTTACTATTGAAAAAACAAGAATTGAGTCTGTGAAAGATAACGAAATTGATAGCGGTGGAGATTCCGCACAGATAGGTTCAAGTGGAGATTCCGCACAGATAGGTTCAAGTGGAGATTCCGCACAGATAGGTTCAAGTGGAGATTCCGCACAGATAGGTTCAAGTGGAGATTCCGCACAGATAGGTTCAAGTGGATATTCCGCACAGATAGGTTCAAGTGGATATTCCGCACAGATAGGTTCAAGTGGAGATTCCGCACAGATAGGTTCAAGTGGAGATTCCGCACAGATAGGTTCAAGTGGA